GTTTTACTGCCGTACTGTATTGATTGTTTTTGACCAGAATAAGCAGAAACAAATTTGACAATAAAAAACTTTTTCACAGCTTTCTCCTTTAAATAATCTGATTCACGATGTTCTGCTTTTTGAGCACCTTGGCCAGCACATTGTGGTCGAGTGATGCCCTGATCGTCAGCAGGTAGATGACCGGCTTGACGCCTGACTTGTTGATGTTCTCCACACGGCTGCTGGCCTGCTCCAGCGCAGAGGTTGACCAGGTGCATTCGACAAAGACGATGGTGTCGGCTGCACTCAGGTCAACCCCCTCACTCATGGCCGCAATGTTGCCCACGATGCACTTGGTCTGGCCGGATTGGAATGCCGCAATGTTCTCTGTACGCTTGGTGGCCGGAGTGTCGCCCACCACCACCACCGGCTTGTGGTCTTTGAGTTCCTCGACCAGCCCATGCACCACATCCTTGTGGTGCGCGAACACCACCACCGGCTCACCGGATTGCAGCAGATCGCTGATGAATTCGGATGCCGCCTTAATCTTGCGCATGCCACTCTCTTTCATAATCTCGGCCAAACCCTCAAAGGCCATCAGAGCGTTTGGATTGGCCACCAAGGCATCGGCATCAAAGGACTGCTCGCGCTTGTCTACGGGCAGGTCAAAGGTCACCAAGCTACCTGTGGCTGCTTGTAGTCCATGAAGATGTCTTCCTTCTTCCTGCGCAGGACAAAGGGCCGCATCAATGCTTTCAATTCAGGTATGTTGCTAGCACCTGAGACATCCAGCCCCCAAGGCGCTGACCACATCTTGGCGTACCTTGCAGCAAAGTCAAACCAGCCGCCCCTGTAAATGCCCAGCCCGTGGAGGATGGGCCAGAGTTCGATGGGCCGGTTGGGTATCGGTGTGCCGGACAGGGCATAGACCCTGTCGATCTTTTTCATCATCAGCATCGCAGCCTTGGTGCGGATGGCCTTGTTGTTTTTGAGCCTGTGGCACTCGTCAAACACCACTGTTTTAATTCCTGTAAAAGCCGTGACACTGCTCAGGATGTCGTAGTTCACGATGGTCACGCCACTGGCAATTAGCTCTCCAGCCTGCTTCTTGCCGGTGATGACTTTGACGGGGATGGACGGGTCGAGCTTGTTGAATGCCGCTTCCCAGACAGTCTTGGCGATAGCTGGGCAGACGATGATGGCCGGTAGGTGTTGCAGCGCCGCCGCAGCCGCTGGCAGGGTCTTGCCCACGCGGGGCTGGTCGGCCAAGATGCAGCGCCGGTTGGCCAGCAGAAAGTCTCTGGCCTCTTCTTGATGGGGGAACAGTTTCATCGTTTTCCTCGTTTTCAGCGGTTTATGGAATCTTGATTGTGTCCGATAAAAAAACAACATGCAACATTTATTTGTGCTAAAGTGCAATTGCTTAACCGCCTTGGTCAAGCTGAAAACCTGAAAACGATCAACCAAAAGGAAACGATCAAATGTCAACCAGAGTCACAACCGGCGAGGTGCGCACCTCCTACTTCTCAGGCTTGCAGAGCCGCAAAAACGAAATGAATGGCAAGGATGAGTACAGCACTCAGATCCTCATTCCCAAGACCGACAAAGAAACGCTGGCCGCTTTGAAGGCAGCAGCCAAAGAAGCGCTGGTCGCCAAGTTCGGTGACAAAGTGCCGAAAAACATCCGCAACCCCTTGCGTGATGGCGACACTGAAACCAAGACAGACGGCAGTCCACTCGGCAAAGAGTACGCCGGCCACTTCTTTTGCAATGTCAAAAGCACCGCCAAGCCTGGTGCTATTGACGCCCACGGCAATGACCTGATTGGCGCTGACGATATTGTCAGTGGCGACTATGTGCGGGTGAGTCTGAATGCCTACGCCTACAGCCAAGCTGGCAACAATGGCGTGTCCTTTGGCCTGAACAACATCTTGTTGCTCAAGAAGGGCCAGCCTCTGGGTGGCTCTAAGCCGTCTGCTGCGGATGATTTTGGTATCGGCAAGTCGGCTGCACCAGCCGCCGCTGCCGCCGAGTCCTCAGACTGGTGATTTCTGCTCAATCAGCTTGAGCAAAGCCTGCTCAAGTTGGTTGACTGAATCCCACAGAGGCTTGACAGACCCTGACATCCAGCGGCTCACCTGCGGCTGCTGGATGCCAGCCTCACGGCATACGGCATTCATCCTGATCCCGTGCTCTCTGGCCTTATCCCGAATATCTTGTACTGATTGCATAGGTGGATTTTAATCTAACAATTAAAATTATTGACTACTTTGCAATATTCTTTATTTGCTGTAAACTTCGTGACACCACAAACATAAGGGGAACAACATGAACAAATTAAGCAATCGTGCCGATGCGGCACTGGACTATCTGCTGTGCTTGGTGATTGGCTGCGGCTTGGCTGCGGCACTGGTGGCATGGTGGTCAGCGTGAACGATCCAGTCCTTGAGCCAGCGCTTGAGGCGGCAATTGAGTTCATGGACGATCTGCTCAGTCCAGAGGTGTATGGCCACGCGATACCGACAGACGCCCACACTCGGGCATTTGTGGTGCGTGCCATGCTGCGCCGTGAGTACACCCGCAGGATGCAAGATGCGCGGACTAAAGCCGGTCTATAGAGCCGCCATCATCCGGCTGCTGAGCATTGGCCCGTTGAGCGTGGCCGAGATCGCTGTGCGCCTGCCCTGCGCCTTGGCCACCGCCTACGACAATGTGCGAGCACTGCGCAAGGCTGGGGTGGTGCGGGTTCATGGGTATGAGAAGTCAGGCAACATGACCACGGCCCTGCTGACGATGGGCAGTGAGCCAGATGCACCAAGGCCGGTGTCGTTTACGGCCGCCGAGCGCATGCGCAAAAAGCGCCACAAGATGTCGGCAGACGATAAGGACTTTCTGAATGCACGCCGCCGTCAGAGGAATCGAAAGATCAAGATCGACCCGCTGACAGCGGCATTTTTTGGGTCACGGCCCTAGCAGTCCTGATAGCTCTTTACGCTGCTCATCACTTAGCAAGCCTGTCCCGATGCCACCAATGGGCGCTGCGGTAAACAATGGTTGGCCCTTCTGCACCGCTTTACGCATTTCTGGCGTGATGTCAAGATAACGCACTGTTTCGCCACCTGGCACGCCGCGCCCTGTCTTTATGCGTGTCTCTCCCACTTTCGCGCCGTACTTCTTGCCTTGCTTGTTAAGGAAAGCGGGGTAAATTTCATCGTAGTATTTCTTCATGCCCTCGCCGCCGACTGAAAGATCAAGATCACTCATTGAATAAGTGTTTGTTCTTTTATCAAAATCACCAGTTTTATTTATAATTTTTTCAGCTATTTCTTTACCTACATTTTCTGAAATTTGATTTTCTGTATATTTTTTCCCTAAAACTCTATCACCTGATGGAGTTATAGCTTCTACACGACGCAATCCATTAGCATCAGGCTGACTATAAATTATTGTTTTAATTTGCTTGCTCAAGTCATAGCGTTCTGCTTGCTGCTTGCCTGTTGTCAAACCAATCCTGTCATAGCCCTTGTCCACGGCCTCTTTCAGCGCCCTCTTTAGCGCCAGTTGATGCCATGTGTCTTTGAAGGGTGCGTCTGGCACGCCAACTGATCCAGTAGAAATTTGATTAGCAATAGGGGCGTATTCGCGTTGCAAATTATTTAATCTATTTGAAACAATGTTCCACCTATCTAAAATTTCACTTGGCGCATCTTTGTTTTGGCTAGTGAATGGCATTGCCATTTCTTCTAGTTTTGCTTGTTCATCACGTAAATTTTTTCTTTCTTCATCCAAATCATCCAATTTTTTCTGCATTTGAGCTTTAGCTTGTGGCGTGTTGTACCCCTTCTCCCGCCCAGCCTGATGCCAATCCGACTGCACCTCCTCAATCAGCAGCATCTTTTTGCCGTCAGCGTCTATGCGGTCATTGACCCGCATGTGGGCCAAGATGTTGGGTTCATCAAAGTGGGATGACTTGTACTCATCCGCAGCTTTGCGTGATGCGTATGAAATGTCAGCTTCGCTTAATTTTGCGTCTGGCTTTGCTCCAAGAACTTTGCGAGCCTCGCCTTCATTCAATCGCTTTGCAGGCAGGGTAAGCAAAATCTCGCGATAGTTCTCACCGCCTGGCAGTTGATATTTTTCGTATTTAGGGGCAGAGTCACTATTTCTTAAATAGTCTACGGCCTCATCATAAGTAAATCCTGCTCCCGCTTCGTCATCCATAAACGCACGAACTTCTGCTGGATCAACTTTCTCACCTAGCCTTACCTCTTGCAAATCAACCTTGTTTTTGGACAAGTAATCGGTTACCTCTTGACGGGTCACATTGGGCTTGTCTTTTAAAAACTCATCTAGCCCCGTGTATTGCAGTTCATCTTTCTTAACATCAGAGGCTTTCATCAGATCGTTAAGGAACGACTGACCTATGCCTTTGCCGCGCTGCAAATTCATCGCTGCTTGTTCAGCGGCAGAGTAAAAGCCAAGATCAGACACTGGTGCTTGTGGCTTTGGCGCTGGGATTTCTGGTGTCAACAAACCTGATGGCGGCTCTGGCACAACACCAGGCATGAAACCCTGCCGCTGCATATAGCGCTCAGTCATACGCGCCGCCGTTGGTGCAAGCGCTTGAGCACCCGCAACCCCCGCCCTAACCAATGGCGCTGGGTTCAGCGGCACAAACGATGCCGCTTGTCCTGCAACTTGGCCGGCCCTTGATGTCGGGGCTAGTGGGAGGTTTTTGAGATAAAAGTCAGTGTCATAAGGCAACTGGGGTCTAGGGTTGTACTGAGTCTCGCCAAATGTTTCGGTAGGCATGGGGCTTCTGCCCATGAAGTTCAACACATCAGGTATCAGCCCAAGCAGGCCAGCCAACCTACCACGGGTCACATCAACAGGCAAGTTGGCAGAGCCTTGAATATCCTGCAGCCTGCGCCGTGGCTGCATCTGTGGAAAAAATCCAAACGCAGCGCCGGTTTCTTCGTCATCAAGCAGGGCCATGAGTTACTCCGGTGTCGCGCCAATGATTGAGCCGTAGCCAAGTTCCTCGGCCTTCTTGCGCAGTGACTTGGCCAGTGGCTCGACCTTCATCATGTTTGCCTTGCTCATCATCGATGCGGCAAGCTGCGGGTCAAGCATAGCCTCAACCAAGAGATTCTGCACCTGCTGGTCGGGCAGCTTGTAGAGCCAATCCAGTGGGCGGGTCATGGTGCGCAGCGTTGTGTTGTCAGCCATCGACTCGCTAAACACTCGGCCAATCAGGTTGCCCATGCTCATGTTCTGGAAGGTGTTTGAGCCTGGTGCGCGAACACCTGGCGCTGTTGACGCTTGGCCTCGGTTGATCTCGTTGATGATGTTGTCAATCTTTCTCTGTGCAGCCGGT